TCCCTAGTTGTTTAAGATTTAATGCTGCATTTAAATCACGATCTATTTCTAAACCACAATACATACCCATAATATACCTTTATTAAACACCTTTGTCAATACATTTATGAACAGTTGTTATCTCCTACCTTTATACTATTTTATGTTTTTCTGTACAAACATCTTTAGATACGAATGTTTCACCTAAATTAGATATCATTGCTGCTTGTGTAACATTTAACTTATTAACGCAATCAAAAACTTTATCTATCTTAGAATGAATATGAACAACTATATCATTAGTATCTTTTTCAGTCTGTTCTGTCTTAACCTCAAGTCTGTCCATTTTGTCTTCTACCTTATTTATGTAGTCCTTAAGATCTTCTATTCGGAAATTAAAATTTCTCCAAATAATTACGAACGATCCGCACATAAGGGCACCTAGGGCACTCACCAGTATATTTGTAATTATAGAACCCACAATAACATACTCCTAACTTAATATATGCTTACTAGTAAGCTTAATGTAATTATAGAGATCAACTCCCGAAGGGATTGCATCGTTAAACTCTATGGCTATATGAGGCGTATTTAAAGCTACATTAGTACCGTAATCAGCTGGAGTAGTTGATACTACAGCTAAGGGTATCCCAGTAGAAGAGACTGACGGTCCCGTCGCAACCGCACCTGATAATGTAAAACCAGATGGATCTAAATCATATACAGAATCACCTATATTTCCAGTTGCTGCTGATGCACCAGTAGTAAAGTACCATGTATAATCATGATCTAATACTCGAAGAGAGTCCGCGCTAGCTATAGCAGTTGATGCTAGTGCAGCATACCTTGTATTCCTTACAAATCCATTGGTAGGAACAAAGACAATAATCGAATTGTCAAATGTACCTGATACTGATTGTAGTTCAACTGAACCTTCAACTGGTTCATACGTATCTCTCTCATGTACTGTGAAATTATAATAATTCGCAGTAGTGGTGTTTAAGGGCTCAGAAAACTGAGCCCATACAACATCATTAATATATACACCAGACGCATCTGATGCTGGAAACTTATCTGTTATAATAATGTGACTTGACATATTATTCTACAGTTCCTTCGATTTCAGATGGAATTTGAAGAATAGCAGGTTTATCTTTCTCAGTTTTGATTCTAGATGAACCACTAATTTCTCCTGATTCCATTCTTTTCTTAATAACTTCAATATAAGCCTTTCTAGCACATGCGTGGTTATTCATACCAGCATGTTCGGCATCGTATATCTTTTCAAGTGCAGCGTATGACTTAAGTCCTTCCACTTTCTCCTTGAATTTATCTATTTTCATATTGAGTAGATTACTCAAAGTTTGATCTTCTTTATTAGAGTACTCAAAACCATTAACATCAGATGCATTTTTCTCTGAATGTTGTTTTCTATGAAAGTCATGTTCACCCCTCAGTTTATAGATAGTTGGTTTCTTAGGATTATATTCCTTTAAAATTCCAAGCCTGAGCGCTTTCTCAATCCTAGTCATGTCGACTCCCTTAGGAACAACTGTAGTGGATGTCTCGTCGAATTTTACGTAACCTAGTCGCGCTACGTTTCCATCATTCTTCAATTCATCTGTATCAGCCATCTTATAGAGACCTCTATATAACTCAACCCCTGATAAATCATCAATCCATTGTTCTCCATGAACTAACTCAATTTTCATTCCTTCCTTAGCTAATCGGAGTTCATTACCGCTAGCTGTCTCTGAATTCTTTTTACCTGCCATGTGTTCTTATTCTCCTAATTAATTATATAATAAAGGTTGGAGGGGCGTTTACCCCTCCAACCATGCATATTAATATGCTGTCGATGCGCTTAAGTTACCAAGAGTAACGTTATTTGCATTCTCGAACTGGTAGTTTCTAGCAATAGCTATGTTTCTAGCTATTGTCATACACTTACCTTGTTCTAAGAAAGCGAATCCGTAACGCTCTTTGATTTTCAAAGCTCGAATATCCCTTGCAGGATCATCGAATTCCTCAGTAGATACTGGGTCTCTAGTTACTAGAACACCGCAACGGCTGGAATCAACCATTACAACATTTGTTCTTCCCGAATACGGAGTCGCTGCAGAAGATGCAGGAGGTGTATAAGGAATAAACGGAGTAACAAGAACTGTTAATGGACTTGGAAGATAACGAGGAGCTATATTAAGAGTTGCTCCGAGTCCGTTAAGGGTATTAGCCCATGCAGAAGCACCAAGTTTTTGGTCTCCCGATTGAGTTAATGTTTCCTGACCAGTACCTGTGGTTCTAAGACCGAATCCTTCATGAGAAGAACCCCAACCAGACGCTGTAAGTCCACGAGGCTGCTGACGATTAGCCAGTGTAGCACCGTTAAGGACCTGCTCGCGCATTTCGGAATCCGACATGAAACAACGCCATGCGAGGGGATGCATTAAGAGAGTATCAGGGGTGAAACCTCTGAGTAACAACTCTGCATACATATCCCACAAATCAGTTGTAGTCATTGAACCATTGCCAGCACCTGTGATATCTCTACCTGTGGTAGATCCATACATAGCATTAGCTGGTGTAGTATTATTAAACACTTCGATACCCATCTCATTTACGAGACGCATAGCATAAAGTTCTTTATGTCTTGCAAGAGCACGACCTGCAGCACGAAGCCACAATCCTATGATGTCAAACTGATTATCAGAAACCATCTCATCAGTAACTCTGATCATAAGACCATGTTTACTGATTGTAACGGCGACCATATCACCACCATCCATCTGGATATCGTTCTCTTTATACTCAGCACCTTCGGCTACTTCACTTGCAGTGAGTGCACCGATTGCACCAATTTGTACACGGGAACCACGATCAATTCTAACCTCTTCGAAGAGATTAGGGATTATCAACAGATTCGGCTCAAGTGCTTCGCGTACTACTTGCTGAATAACTTGCGGCATAAATCTTACTACATCAGGTGATGTCATAAGATCTTTAAAACTAATCTGTGAATCTTCTACTTGACCGTTGTTAGTAAAGGCCGTGTAGGTTCGATCGAACGCTTTGCGTTCTTTGTCATCTTTGAAGTATAACATTCATTCACTCCTTTACTAGTTAATGTGAAGTTGGATTCTGGCCATGCCAAATCTTCCGTCTTTCACTGCATTCACGATATTCGCAATGCTGGCTGTCGTTGTAGCTGTAGCTGTTAGATAAGTGTACGCAAACATGAACAACCAATAAGGAAGCCCACCTGTTTCTGTACCAGCCATCTGACTACCTTCGTATGTATCAACATACTGCATCATGTCTTTAGGATAACGAGTATCTAAGACAATCAACCTACCTACAGTTTGAACTGTTGGATTCGCAGCTGCTGTTGTACCAGCTATATCAGCTGCTGTATCGAAAGGATCTTGAATCATGTAGTTACCACGACAATCAGCCTTTACAGTTGCACCTGCTCTTGGTATTGAACCAGAAGCGATACTCAAATAAGTAACGTTTCTAAGTGCAGTTGCTTCCGTCGAATCATCTAATGTAGCATCTAGATGTAAGTCGGTGTCGTATGTTATTCCACCTCCACCTTGACGTACAAATGGTACATTTATGTACCAATCTGATAAGATTCCCCATTTATCCCACATAGTATAATTAAGATTCTTACCGCGGATATCTTGATAGACATCATACATCGCTGCACCGATTGGCATATTACCAGAAGCTAAGATACCTGTGACATCATCACCTGCAGCTGCTGCTGTACCATTATTCTTATATGTACCAGCTGTCGCGTCAAGTGCAGAATACTCATATGAATTAGATGTAAGGTTTCTATCGATTCCACCATTACAAGGAACTAAGAGTCCAGTAACAGTTTCATTATATCCCCAGAAGGTATCATCCATACTGGTCTTAATTACTGTGCTAGATCTGTTCGTGAAAACAGGAATCTGACCACTAGCATTAGGATAAGGTAACGTACCAGATGCATTGGAGCCATCAAAGATGTACTCACCAACACCAAGTGCGGAAACTACTTTTCCCTTAGGTATAACTACCATGTCTTCAGTTGCAGTATCCTGAAACTGAGCAGGTATATATTTTGACGGGTAGAATACTTCGGCCATTCTCTGACCTTCACTCACCTCAAAGTTATAACGAAGTTTAGACTTGCTATATTTTGAAGGAGCAGCGCGCAATGTTTGCGCGGTAGTATTACCTGTGTTAAATTGAAGTTCTGCCATTAGTGAATCCTCCTGTGATTTTAATCGGCAAAGATAATATTATTCACTCTATTAACTTTATCTTCTTGATTAGCACCAACCTTAGTTGGAGCTGGTTGGGTAGTATTACCCTCAACATCACCACTATCTGATTGATCTATTTTCTTTCCAGAAAAGTCAACAGTCTCAATTTCTTTAGTTAAATCAACTATAGAATCTTTAAGACTATCGTCTGATCTCTTAGCTAATTCAGATTTGAAAGTTTCGACTTCTTTATCGTCCTTCAAATCCATTACAGCTTTCTTACCAATCTCTTTTTGGCATGTGAATACCTTATCAACTAAGCCCATATGGACTTCTTTCGTAAGGTCTTCATTCTCTTTAGTAATTTTATCTACAGTTACTTGAAGTGTATCTTTTTCGCTTTTGGTATCAGAGACTTCTTTCTCAAGTTTCTCAACCTTCTCAACAAGTGCCTTAGCTCCAGCAAGTTCAGTTTTATGAGTATCAGTTGTCTCAGCTATTTTACCATCGACGTAATTTTTTACATCTTCACGCTGTAGAATTTCTTGAAGAGTAGGTTCCATTTTCTCTCCTCCATCCTTTGTTTGTTTTATCTTCTCACATCCCAAAGATGTCGCATTATCAGAAATACACTTTAAGATTTTTGACTTATCACCAAGACCTTTGTATTTTCCTAATAGTCGCCTGGCTGCTGTCACCTGTGTGCAGTCAGTAACTGGACAAGATCTATTGGGACCACAGAAGCTTGAACTAGGAAGGGCTGCCCGCTTTTTTGTAGAAAGCTTTGCATCTTCACTAAGTCCTTCATCTATTTGTATTGTTAGCCAATAAGCAAGTGCTAGGTCATCTTCCGTGTAGCTATCCCAGATATCAGAGTCTATAACGCCACTTGACTGAACTTCATCAGCGAACATGAACGTTAACCTCTTACTATCATTGCTATCTTCTGTTTTGTCGATAACAAGGGGGCCATCACCGACCATCACTTCCTCTAGACTTTCTGTTGCAGAAAACTTATCTGCTGGGTTATTTACATATGAACATTCAGTATAACTTAAACCACCGACATACCAGAATGCTTCCTTTCCATCATAAACTTTTCCTCTAACATGTTCACATAATCCGTCATCTGATATACATTGCTCGCAGATTGAACAAACTACTGAACTTGCATCTGCTCCTATTGAAACAGTATCATACCTGCCGTCTCTAATCTTTTGGATAGCATCAATATCACTAATCTGTGCCTTAAGTTGAATGTATCCTATAGGTGAATTTTTTCCCGTAGGAGTCATTGTCTTATATTCGGCTGAGAATACTCTTCCGATAGGGTCAGACATCTTATCATGGTATCGCAGGATTGGTAACTTATATGGTTTGATCCAAGAATCAATGGCTGCTGCCATGTCTTCTTCAGGATAGAAAGCCTTATTATCATTAACGAATCCAGCATGTGTAGCGTTAATTGTCGCTATGTACTTCATTCTTATTCTTCTGCTCCTTTAAACATTGACACAAGTGTCTTTGTTTTTAATTCCTGCTTCAACCAAAATAGTTGCATTCTCAATATTATTGAGAACCAGAGCTTTCTTGTTCACAGGCGTTACTTCGGGAAAAGCC